GTCGTTCCAGATAAATGGGATTACACATCTGGCGATTAATAATGCCGGTCTCATCGGCATAGGGACGACAACCCCACTGGCACTATTAGAGGTTTTCTCGGATAATTCGTCTGCAAGCGGTCTGTTGAGAGTAGCAACAGGGACAACGGAAGGGCTGTATGTGGATGTGAGCGGCAACGTGGGCATCGGGACGACAAGTCCTGCTTATACTCTTGATATAGAAGGAAATTTGAATGTTGAGGCAAGTTCTACTTTCCCGACTTATACAAGTTGTAATTTGGAAACAAACGTAAACGGGCTTATGATTTGCGGGACGGATGATACAGGAACAGGTGGCGATACTTCCAGTTGGGTTCTTTCAAACGGGCTTGGCTATGCCTCAACCACTGTTGCTCAATGGCTAATCGGCGGAACTTCTACCACTACCGCAGACAGCATTTTAGAAGTTATCGGCACTTCAACTTTCGGGGCTTTTACAATAGATAATCTGGGCAATGCTTCAACATCGGGAAACTTTATTATCACAGGAAATCTCAATCTAACTGGCAGTTTTGATTACGCAACCATCACAGACGCAACAATGACTGCTTGCAGTTTGGCTGCGGATATTGTCAATTCATCTGGGACAAGCCCGATTGGCTGGGATTACGTTGTGGGTTATTTAAACTCTACTTCCACAAAACTTGAATCGGCAATTATTCCCGCATCTTACTGGGTATCGCCAAGCACGACCGCTATGCATGCTTCTGACACCTTTTCTTTAATAGGAATCAATACTTTGACTCCATCCTATGCTTTAGATGTTTGGGGCAGTGTAGCATTTGGAACGACAACAGCAGGTTCAGGATTTTTATTTAATTCTGATACGGGCAATATAACGCTTACCAACGCCTCCACTACAGGTCTAACCATAAGCGGAGTATTGGACTACGCTTCGGCTACTGCTTGGGATACCATCTATAAATATGCGGCAAGCGGAGGAATGGATTTTACTATTACTGTTCCGACAACCACTGCTGGTGATAACTTTTATCCCTTCAGAACAATGGGTTATGATGCCACTATTACTACGGTCATAGGATACACTGCTTCTGCCGGTGGCGTAACTTTTAGTATTTACGAGGGTGATGCTTCAAATACGGCTACTGCTACCATAGCTACGGTTCTGGCTGACGAATATGGGCAATCAACGACTTCCGATGACCAAGTTCACGCCAATGATGTCCTTTCTATCCAAATAACATCGGCTTCTAATACCGAACCGTATGTCAAGGTCAGGATTAACTTTGATTATGATAAATAATTAAATATGTTTGAGAAAATACGCCAGAAAATAAAAAATTGCTGGAACTGGATTAAAAGCAAAACAAAAAAGATTATTCTGGCTATTTTAGGGATAGGTGTGGCGGTCGCAATAGGAGTGGATTTAATACCCGATAAGATTCCTTTTATTGAGATTGACGGACAGACGATTTCTTTCCCCTACACAGACGAAAACAGCGATGAGAACTTTATCATCAGAACAGACAAAAAAGAATACTCGGCTTCAAATAATTGGGACATCACCTTATACGCAATGGTTGAAAACAAAAGCGGGATGGGACAGATAATCAATCTCCAACTTTATTTCCCGAGAGCCAGCACAACCGCAAAAAGCATAGAAATCCTTAAAGAAAATGTCAGTCACGAAGTCATAGTTGAGGATTTCGCCACCACCACTATTCAACTTGCCACATCAACCCTTATTAAAGAAACGAAAATCGGCGAACATAAGGAAACAAGAACAGAAAACTTCTGGGAATCTGCAACTTTAAGCGATATAGATGAACAGGTAAATAGAATCTGGATAACAAAAGGGACATTATCAGAAAAACCGAAGCCGAATCAAAGGGCGGATAAGCAAATCCAAACTCCTATCTTGAATCAAGGAATATCTTATTTCAAGATTATAATCCAACTACCAAGAGAAAGAATAGACCAGGAGTTTTATATTGAAGCAGTTGGGAATGAAGGGGGATATGGTTTGCTTGACCCAACAGCAAAAACGATTACTGCCTATAATACCGCCCAAGTAGATACTGATTATAAAGAGTTTGGCACTGGTTCGCTTTTAACTGCTACAAGCGGTCCCGACTACATTGACACCCCCAACCATGCAGATTTTGATTATGACTCCGGAAACTTCACGATAGATTTCTGGATAAAAAGAGCAAATTATAGTTCAGGAAGAACGAGGCCTTTCGGGCAAACTCAAAGCGATGGAACTTATGAAGTTGAAATGAATCTCAATTCGATAACGAATTTGCTTCAGTGGAACATTAGATTTGAAACTAATGATGACCGAAGCCATTTGACAAGTCTTGCTATTTCAAATACTAACTGGCATCATGTCGCAATGGTAAGAAACGCAAATACTATTACCGTCTATCTTGACGGAGTTCCAGAAACTACGCCTTACGATGTTTCTGGATTGGCTGTCCAAACTCCCACCACTAAATTCGCAATCGGCAGAAACGGAGAATATAACAGCAATTATTTTGACGGCTGGATAGACGAGTTCAGGGTGAGCAAGGGTATAGCCAGATGGACTGCTGATTTCAGTGCTTCACTGCCTACTTCGGCTTATACTTGGGACGCAAACACAAACCTGTTAATCCACGCAGACGGGGCGGACGGCTCACAAGTTTTTACTGATGATGTGTCTGCCCCTGCCGCAACCAGAAGCAGAATTATAATAGTTGAATAATTTCATGCAAAACTTTTTTAAAAAAATACCCGTAAAAATAATTCCGTGGATATTGACTGGACTGCTTTTAATCGGATATCTGATTTTCGGCGGATTCAAATTAAAAGATTCTATTTACAATCAAGGTCGCAACCACAAATAATCAAGATAAGGAGATAATTGAGAAAAAATATGATATTACCTCGACTAAAAACAAAATATGGAGAAAATATAGGTGTTGAATTATTTATTCAATTTCCCGATATTTCAGAAAATGAGAAAACATTTTTGAATACAGACGAAGCAAGTGCTCAAACAACTTTAAGTATTATTTCTGGTCGTAATTTCTCGGCTAATGAATATGTATTGGTGGGAAATATCGGAGAGGAAATAGCAGAAATAAGAAAGGTATCGTCTCAAACAAATACTACAATAGTGACCGATGCTTTATTGTTCGCTCACGCCAGAGGAACAAAGATTCAATTTATTCCTTATAATCAAATAGTAATTTCAAGGTCAACCGATAGTGGAGTAAATTATACTGCATTAGATGCGATAGATATTAGACCTGATTCTTCGGAAACCTATATTCAAAGGACTACTGATGCTTCAACCGATTATTATAAATACAGATTTTACAATTTAACATCTCTTAAATATAGTGCTTATTCAGACCCAATAATTGCGACTGGCTTTGCCGATAATTCTGTATGGTCTATTAAAAAACGGGCTTTAACCCAACTTGGTGAAAAAATAGGAGATGTTATCACCGATGAGTTTCTTAATGAGGCATTATGGGAGGGAAGGAGAGAATTAGATAATGATGAAGGCATTGGCAGATGGTCTTTCAGGATTAAGAGAAATGCCAATGTAGGAAGCATCATTCCTGGCACTTATCAATTAACCTTGCCGACTGATTTAAGGAATCCAAATACGAATCAACATATTCTTTCTTTAAGAATTGGGCAAGACGGACAACCTCTTGATTATCAAGATATAGTGAGATTTAACAAGAACTATTACGGGATACAGCATACAACATTAAATGGTGCGGTTGCCGATACCGATACTTCAATAGTTTTAACTGATTCTGGGGATTTTGATGAATCAGGAACGATTAAAGTTGCCGCAGTTTCTGTAGCCACCACGATAGATAGCATAGTTTATACTGCTAATGCGGAGGCAACGAATACTATTTCTGGCGTTACAGGAATTCAAACAGGAGGACATACAACAGGAAAAGATGTATGGCAAGATGCTTCTTTTGGATTACCAACTGCTTATACAATCAATGGCGAGACAAAGGAAATTGAATTTGACATCCCCTTCTCAGATGATTATGCGGGAGAGAATGTTTATATGGATTATTATACTATTCTACCCGCTTATGACAGCGATGGTGACGAACTTGATGAACCACAATATGATTTGTTTGTTGATTTCTTAAAATGGCGGATTAAATATAAAAAGAGCAATGGAACATTAAGTCCAACAAGTGATGGTGACTTTCTTTTATGGGAGAAAAAGAAGAAAGCATTTATTAATAAAGAACACACGGGACAAGACATTTATTTCTGTCCTGATATTTAAATGATTATAAAACTTGACCCTTCTAATCTTACGAATTTTAGTGATGGACTTATTACTTCTGGGGCAGTTTCAAATAGCCAGATGCCCCTCTCGGTAGTGACAGAATCAATGAACTGGGATTTCGACCAAATAGGTTCGGCTAAAACAAGAAAGGGAACAACATTATTGGGAAATCAACTTTCAGGAGATATTCTTGGTCTCTATGAGTTCAGAGATTCGGGCGATGGAACCAATAATCAAATATTAGCAGTTAACGGAAGCACGGTTTATTATTTAGTAGATTCAACTTGGACTTCAAAAAGAACAGTTAGCACGGGATACAAGGCAGAATTTACCACATTTCTTGATTTAATTTTTATGGTAAATGGAGTTGATGCCACGATGACTTGGGACGGCAACCCGAGTAACAGTTTTGGAACAACGCAGGTAAGTGGAGCCCCAGTAGGACATTATATTGACAACTTCAGGTCAAGAGTATGGATAGCCAATAATACTGATAGAGTTTATTATTCTTCCTTGCCTGATTCTTCGCTGGATATTACTTGGGATAGTAGTTGGTATATCGATGTAAGTCCTCAAGATGGCGACAATGTGACGAAATTGAAACGATATAAAAATGCCCTTTTGCTTTTTAAGAGAGAGCATCTTTATAGAATATATTCAACTACCGAAACAGAACCAGACCCAAAAATAAGTGTTGGAACTTATTCGGGAAGAAGTATAGTAGAGGCGATAGATGGCATTTATTTTCATCACTCTTCTGGTATTTATAGATATAATGAAAGTGGAATATCTTGTATTTCAGAACCAGTAATTGACTTCATAAAAAATATCACTGTGGCTAATTATTCAAAGATTGTCGGTTGGGAAGATGGAAATCATATATATTTTCAAGTAGGCAATGTGAGTATTGGAGATATTTCTTACATCAATGTTGTTTTACGATACACAATTTCATCAAAGGTATGGACATTTAGAAGTTATCCAACACAATTCTTGGTTAGTTCAAAATATAACGATGGCATAACCATTTATAATTTATGCGGAGATGATGATGGGAATGTATTAAAGACAAATACTGGCAATACCGATAACGGGAGTGCGATATTTTATTCTTTGACTACGAGACCTTATTCGTTAGATGGTTTATTTTCTACCAGAAAACATATATCTAAAATGGCAATAATCAGTGATAATGCTTCGGGAGCAATGGTTAAGTATCGGGTAGATTCTGAAAATATAAGCGACTTAAAACCTCTTTATCAAATAGAAAGTGATGTGGCTAAATCTTTCACTGTGGATATCAAGGGAAATATAATTTATTTTAATATATCAGGAAGTTCAGTTGGAGAACCTTTGGAATTCGGTGGTATTGAAATATTGGAAGCAACGAGTGAGACCATTGGATAGGAGAAAGGTACATACTGCCACTAAGCCAAGAAAACGGCTCACAGGGGCATTAATAGGGCAATAATTAGGGATAAAAAGTGTATTTAGTATGGAAGACCCACAACTTTACATCAATTTTGATAAATCACTTTATCGGCTCGAAACCGAGAAGGTTGAAGTTCCTTTTGATATAAATCCTGATAGAATAATATCTGGTTCTTCGGTTGCTTCATTGGTTCAATCGGTGGGGGGATTTCAATCGGGGAAATTAACATTTAGCAATGATGAAACGGGATATATTTTAGGATTAGAAGAAGGAATACCGAAATTGTATATTGGAACGACCACGAATTATCTTAATTTTGATGGGACAAATGTAATAGTTAGTGGAACACTATCTGCAGGAGCAATAGATATTGGAGGTTCGGATACTACTTCTTTCCATGTCGACATAAATGGCAATATGTGGTTAGGAGCTTCCACATTCGCTTCGGCACCTGGAAAAATATCTAACACTGGAGTGGCAACTCTGGCTGGAGCAATAATTGATGGAACTTCAACTCTTGCTGGAATTACTGGGACACAAATTAGTTATGTCGCTACTCTAACCGCAGACGCAGTCCCTGCGGGACTGGCATATTCCACTGGCGGTATTTCAACAGGTTCAGACGGCTCGCAGTCGGCTTATGTAGTATTGACTTGGACGGCAATTTCAACAAATACCTTTGACCATTATCTAATCAGATATAAAAAGGCGTCACTGACTTATTATACTTATATTCCAGCCACGACTAATACGATTACCATTGAAGGATTAACGCCTAATGTTTCATATAATTTCGGAGTTTGCTCGGTGAATAAATACGGCACTTCTTCGGCTTTTTCAACTAATATAACCCAGACAACTGCTTCTGACACAACCGCCCCAGCAACTGTAACCGCAGGTTCGGCAACTGGCGGAATACAATATATTATTGTTGAATGGACGCATAACTCCGATTCTGATTTGGCTTCATATAATATTTACAGAAGTGAAACAAACGATAGCGGAACTGCTGTTTTAATAGGAAATTGCCGAACCAATTATTTTATAGATGGCGGAAGAACAGGTGGAACGACTTATTATTATTGGATAAAAGCGGTTGATACTTCGGGCAATGTTTCGGCAAGTTTTTCAACGGTAAAATCAGCCGCACCACGAAATGTCGGCAATACAGATGTTGAATCCACAGCCGCCATTGCCGCTTCAAAGATTTTAATTGACGGAGCAGTTTATCTTTCTAATTGGCGACATTCAAGCGATATTACAAAAATAGATGGGGGAGATATTTATGCCGCTTCCGTTACCACAACTCAACTTAATTTTACGCCAGTCCAGACAGGCAATGTTATTGCTTCTATCAATGCTTCAGCAGAAGGAATTACAATAGATGCTGACAATATAACAATTTCAGGTTCTACAACATTTGCTTCTGGCTATGACCCGACTGTCAAAGTAGATGAAGTTGGTGGAACTTACGATAGTGCTGCTTCTGGAGCAAGGGTAAGGATATTTCCTGACGCAAACACTGGAATACAGGTCATTGATGATGCCGCTGCCGATGTTTTCAAATGTATAGTCGGAGGAACAAATGTAGGTGATGTTATTATAGGGAATTATGCTGGCGGGCAAGGGATATTTTATGATAAATCAGGAAACTCCACTACTTTTGCAGGAACTTTATCTGCAGCAACAGGAACTTTGGGAGATATTACGGGAGGGCATATAACTTTAACAAGTGGTGGAAATGTTTATTTTGAAATAGATGAGACGGGGGTGAAGTATTTAAGAACCTATACCAGTTGTGCTTCCTGGATTCAATTAGAAACTTCAGGAGCAATAACTTTGGCTGGGACAGGAACATATGTTTTTTCAACCTATATTCATTTGACAAGTGGGAAAGATGAAAAAACTGGCTCTTTTATAAGAAACATAGCAAGTTGTTTAAATCCAATCGTTTATATTTCTGGCGGGGCTAATGAAAATAAAGATACTTTGCTTGAATTAAACCAAGACGGGACAGGTTCGGCATTAAGAATTAGAAGCCAATCCACCCCTGCAAATCCAGTTGAAGGAGATATTTATGCAGGAACTGACCATAAACTTTATTTCCGCAATGATTCGGCTTGGATGCAATTAGATGTAGCAAATACACCTGGAGGATTAGCAGTTTTCGGCGATGGTTTAGACGGAACAGTGGACATAAACTCTGGTTCTTTTAGTTCTGGTCCGATTACTTCCAATGTTTTAACCAGAGATGCCTATTTCAACAACCTAACTTTAAGTGGAGGAAATCTGGATTGCGGAGGGTACAGGTTATTCGTTAAAGGGACACTAACTGTCGGGAGTAGTTATAAGGTTCACAGAAATGGGAATAATGGAGGAAACGCCGCAGTGAATATTGCTGGAACAGGTGGTGCTTCTTTATCTGCTGGGACTTTGGCAGGAGCAGTAAGCGGAAAAGACGGAGGTGATGGGATAAGTGGTGGTGATGGTTTTCCTGGAGGCAATGGTAACAATATCGCAAATTCAGTAGGCGTGAACGGACAAACTGGGGGAATAGGAGGGGGAGAGCCAGGCAGCCAACATACTGGTGGAGTAGGAGGCAGTAATGGTGTTAGGACTTTGTCCACGACAAAGCCGAGAACATTGCCTTGGATAATAATAATGAAAGAAGAAGCCGATTTTTCAACCACCCTGAAGTCGTCTGCTGGGACAGGGGGTTCAGGTGGAGGAGCAGGACACGACTTCGCACCCACAACCTATGGAGGTGGTGGCGGAGGTTCGGGAAGCCCAGGAGGAATAGTGTGGGTTGCCGCAAAAACTATTGTATTAAGCGGAAATATAGAGGCGAACGGAGGCAATGGCGGGGATGCGGCTAATGGTTCTGGCCCGAGTTCGGCAGGAGGAGGTGCGGCAGGTTGTGCTGGAAGTGGGGGAGTTGTGGTCGTTATTTATAGTTCTAAAACTGGGAGTGGTTTAATCAGGACAGTCGCAGGAACAGGGGGACAGAGAGGATATGGAGTGAACGGAGGATACACTGGAGACGGCCCAATTCCAGCTCTTGATGGGACAGTCATAGAAATGCAAAATTAAATATAAGATTTCATCTGAACCAACTAACGGAGCAGTGGGTCGTGTAATAGAAATCATAAACATATAAAAATATGAAAAACCAAGACATAAAAAAATTTGAAGAGGAACAACAAGAACTTTCTTAAAAAATATGCCAAATTATCCGACTATATCGCTACAACCTAATCAAAGCGGAAATGAAGTAAAAAAACTTCAAGAATATTTAATTTCTAAAGGATATTCAATCCCTGATGGTGCTACTGGTTATTATGGAAACCAAACAAAATCGGCAGTGGCAAAACTACAATCTGATTTGGGAGTAGATACTGCTGGTTATCCTGGATACTGGGGTCAGAGAACATTAAGTGCTCTGCAATCAACAGAGAAAAAATACTCTACATTGGCAGAAGCTCCAAAATACAGCACGATAGCACAGGCACCAAAAATAGCAGAATCTCCAATTCCACCCCATGGATTAACCGAACAACAATTCCCAATAATCCCTCCGGCACCTATACCATCTCCTACTATCCAGTCAACTCAACAACAAATAAGCACTACTCAATCTCAGATAACAGATTTACAGGCACAACAGCAAGCATTACAACAATATGGATTAACCGATACCGAACAATTAACAAAAGACACTTCTGGAAATTATGTTCCAAAAGAAACTAATGTTTACGATACTGGAAATAAAGATTTGAATGTCATTCTTAAAAGCATCCAAGACATTTTGAAATCAATCGTGGATTCTGGGAAAATAGTCAATCCGAACATAGAAATTGATGCCTCATTAATTAAACAATTTCAAGAACAAGCAGAGGCAGAATTTTCTCCTTATTATAAAGGTCAATTTTCCGCAATTAAAGGTGATTTAGAAACCGACCTTTCCTATCTTTCTGAGCAATATAAGCAAACAGTGGAAACTCAGCAAGCCCAATTTAAACAGAACTTGGCATATCAGCGGGAAAGTGAAGCAGAAAAAGGCACCATTTTCAGCGGTGGTAGAATGACACGGGAGCAAGAATTAGCTGGGGCTACCCAAAGAACAATGACGGGATTAGGAACTTCTCTTGCTTATGGGGCACAAAAAGCTGGAACAGAAGCAGAGCGAACCATCGGTTCTCTTAATTTAGGTGGAGTAACATATCCTTCCTATAAGCCATATAGTGTTTCAACCAAAGGTATGGGGGGGTTTGCTCCCTTAGGAACAAGAAACTTATATAATTTAACTGGTGGGATAACGGGTTCAATGGAGCGTGAACAAATAACAGCCCAACAATTAAGGCAAGCTGAATTAGAAGAGGCAGAACGCAGAAAAAGGGTCTTGAATTTCTATTCATAAAGATATACAATGAATTAATATGCCAAGTCCCCAAAATCAAATTAAAAGAAAAGAATGGATAAAAAATATAAGTATTTCTAAGAAAGGGCAACTTCCCTGGATTACTGGAAAACATCATACTGAAAAAGCAAAAGAAAAATGTAGGATAGCAAGAGCAAAACAAATTATAACCAAGGGAATTAAGAAAAAGATGAGTGAAGGAATTAAAAATGCACATCAAAGAAAAATATTTGGATTTCAAAAAGGAAAACCAGCATGGAATAAAGGGATACCTCGCACAGAGGAAACTAAAAATAAATTAAGAAAACCACATAGACCACATACCAAAGAGGAAATTGAAAAAATGAGAATTTGGAGTATAAATAACCCTAACAGAAAATTCAAGGATACCAGTATAGAATTAAAAATAGAATCAGAACTTCAACGAAGAAATATCAACTATCAAAAACAAGTTCCATTATGTAAAGTCGCAATAGTTGATTTCTACTTACCAGAACGTCAATTAGTAATTGAATGCGATGGTGACTATTGGCATAATCAACTTGGAGCAAAAGAAAAAGACGAAGAAAAAACAAAAGCTCTAACCTTTAATGGATTTAATGTGTATCGTTTTTGGGGACACGAAATAAACGAATCTGCTAAAAAATGTATAGATAAATTATTATTAAAATAATGGCAAACTATCAAATACAACAAGGTGATACTTTATCACAAATAGCCAGTAGAAGTGGAAGAACTATTCAGGAATTAATGGCAATTAATCCTCAAATTACAGACCCGAACAGAATATATTCGGGACAAACTTTAAATATTCCTTCAACAGAAACACCGATAACTCCGACTACTTCAACTACTCAAACAACAAATCAACCAATAAATCTTAATCAATTTCAAACCGAAGACCCAATTAGAAAATTCAATTTAGCCATCTGGGATATGCTTCGCCAAGCACAAGGAACGGCTGGTAATGAAAGTTTATTTTCTCAACAAACAGCTTTACAAAGAGCGGCAATAGGAAGACAAGCTGAAATTACTCCTGAATCATTAAGAGTTTTAAGTCCCTCTCAGCAATCGGCTATTAGAGGTGGACAAATATCAGCATTAGAACCTGAAATTGATGCAGTATCAGCAAAAATTAAGGCACAAGATGCTCGATTACAGAACTTTGAATCTATTTTAGGAACAGTAAGACAAATAGGATTAGACCTTGTTAAAATAACTCCATCTCCAGAAGTTTTACAAGGATATGTAGGTATGATAGAGGCGGGGGGGTCTCCAACTGCTGTTCCAGAAGAAATTAGAGATAAAGTTCTTCCTCTCATTGATTGGAAAAAAGTTCAATCAGAAGGACAAAAACAATTAACATTATATCAACAAGAACAATTAGAGCAAAGAAAAATTACTAACTTTAATTCTCTTGCCGATAAATATTCTAAATCTCCATTAATAGCGGCAGCAGATAGAGCTTCAACAACGGCAAGTTTAATAGATACTCTTGAGAAAGACCCATCCAATAGAGCAAATCAATTAATAGCAATTTATCAATTTATTCAAATCCTTGATAATTATCAATCAGCCGTAAGAGAGGGAGAGATAGGATTATTAACTGGTGCTTCATCCTTACAAGAGAATCTTGAATTAGCATTGACCAAATTGAACAAAGGACAAGCTGTAAATCCTAAGGTAGTTCTTGATATAACTAAAGGATTGAGAACTCTTGTTAATTCTATAAATGATGCAGCATCAAGAAAGGCAAAGATGTTTGAGTCACAGGCCAAAACAGGGGGGATTGAAGATTTGTGGTCAAATTTTACAGGCGGATTTACGACCCCATATAATCAATCACAAACTGGAGGAAATATAATTACTAAACCAGATGGAACTCAATGGCAACAAAATGCCGATGGTTCTTATACCAGAATAAAATAATATGGTAATACCTAAAATTGGAGAAACAATCTCAAAAGAACAATTTAATAAATTATATCCTGTAGGAACAACCTTATCGGCTGAGGAGTTCGCTAATTATGGGCAACAAAAACCAGAACAGCAACCAGTTGAAAACCCTGTTTTAGAGACAATTTCAGGTGCTACAAAAGGAGCAATGAGTTTACCTTTTCGTGCGATGGAATTAGGTAAATCTTTGGCTTATGGAGCAGGAAAAATAATGCAGAAAATTCCCATTGCTCCTATTAAAAAAGCAGGAGAAAAAATAACGCAATATCAAGAACAAGGAAAAGCCCCAGAATTATTAAAAAAAATTACCACAGTTCCTGAATCATTAAAACCTCAAACTACTGCAGAGAAAATTGGATATACCGCAGAACAGATAGCAGAGTTTTTAGTTCCTACTGGGTTAGCAATAAAAGGTGCTCAATTGGCAACAAAAGTCCCTAAAATAGGAGTAAAATTAGGATTAGTAGGTAAATCATTAGGAACAGCAGCTGAATTTACAGGGAAAACAGTTTTACAAAAAGGTGGAGATATAAATGAAGTAAAAAGAGCAGCAATAATTGGATTATTAACTCCTCCTGCTATTAGTATGATATCGGGAATAACTAAATTTATAACAAAAGGAGTACCAGAAAAACTTTATTCCCAAATATTCAAAAGTGCTGAAGATGACCTAAGGGCATACTACAAGACAGTGGCAAAAGGACAAGAAGTAAATCCAACATTAGCCAAAGAATTATTAGATAGAGGATTAAAAGGTAATTCTCAAAATATGGCAGTGTATTCTATCAAAAAAATTGATGAATTGGAAAATTTAGTTCAGCAAACTGTAAGAACAAAACAATTAGAAGGAATAACAATAAATTTAGGCAATAAAAAAGGATATAAAGATATTTTGAATACTGTGGTTAATCAATTTAAATCAGGATTTTTATCTAATAGAGCAAAAGAGGCAACACAATTATCAAAAGAATTATCATCTGTAAAAGGGCAAAATGTAAGTATGGATTTAGGATTAAGATTGCGGAGATTTATAGACCAAATGAGAAATACCTCATCTTTTAGATTAGACCCAAAATTAACTCCTCGTCAAGAAGAATTCAAAGTTGCGACTGATTATTTAAGAAAACAATTATCAAATGCTGGATTAAAAGATTTAATGAACGAGGAGAGAATATTTATTCAAGCTACTGATAATATCATTGAAGATGCTGTAAAAAGAGCTAATAAAAATATATTAAATTTAACAGATATATTAGTTGGAGGAGGCGGGATGGCTGGTGGATTTCCTGGAACTGGGATAGGGGCTGCTGTAGCCATACGAGGATTTCAATTGCCTATATCCTTGACCTCAATATCACAACTATTATACAAAGGAGGAAAAGCAATTGATGCTGTTTTTCCATTTTTATCATATTCTATTCCACGAACATTACCCAACTTAATACCTTCTACAAAACCATGATTTTAACGGTAATAATAGGTTTTATAATATTGATTTTGGCTGGTTTATTCTGGTCGACTACTTCCGATTATTGACTTGACTTTACTTTTTGAAGTATTATAATCAAACTAAGGGTTGGCTCATTTTTTATGCCTGCCAAGAGCTAACCCTTAAGGCAGGCATTTGATTATAATATTATGCCAAAGAAAGGATATAAACAAACAAAAGAACATAAAGAAAAAAGTAGAAAATTTGGATTTCAAAAAGGAATTCATCCTAAAACAGAATTTCAAAAAGGACAAAAAGCGTGGAATAAAGGAATAAAAGGATTATGTAAATCAAATTCAGGGAGTTTTCAAAAAGGAGAACATAAATCATCTAAAACAGAATTTAAGAAAGGAAATAAAATTAGATTAGGAATAACACACACAGAAGAAACAATAAAAAAAATACGACAAGCTCGTAAAGGTCAAATCAACACGGTTAAGGGAAAACATTGGAAAATAAAAAATACTTCTAAAATGGGTAAAGGACGAAAAGGTAGAAAATATCCTCATTCAGAAAAAACTAAAAATAAGTTAAGAAAATGGAATATTAACAATCCCAACAGGAAATTCAAAGATACCTCCATTGAATTAAAAATAGAGGCAGAATTAAAAAAAAGAGAAATCAATTATCAAAAACAAATTCCATTATGTAATATCGCAATCGTAGATTTCTATTTACCAGAATACCGAATAGTTATCCAATGTGATGGCGAATATTACCATAACTTATCTTGGCAAAAAGAAAGAGATGAAAGACAAGATAAAGTATTAACATTCAACGGCTTCAATATCTATCGTTTCTGGGAGCACGAAATAAATGAATCTCCAGAAAAATGTATAAATTTATTAGATTTCTTAAACAAATAATATGACAATTTTAGGAACACTAATCACTGTCGCCATCATTCTATTCACGATTGGAGTTATCTTTTATAAGGAAGAAAAAAGGGAAGTAAGAGATTTGCCAAATTGGGACAAATTCAACAAACTTCAATGACTGACCCTGTCATCCAACAAATTTTAGACCACATAGCAAAACTGAACGATGAATACGGACAAATATCAATAAGTGTGGCAGTTTTGAAATCGCAGATGGAAACGATAACTTGGTGGTTTCGGGCTTTTGGGATAGCGACAATGACTATGTTGATTAGTCAAATTGGACAATTACTTATTATGCGGAAAAATAACAAAAAATAGTTCTTTTCAATCAAAAAACTGGAGGTGATTTCAATGAACGATAGAACCGAACGAGCATTATTGTATAAGTGCATAGTTTGCTCAAAGATTTTTGCCTGTTGGTTTGACGGATGCTATAAGTGTAGTGGCTGTTTGCGAAACCCAAAAGATTGCCCTAAAAGTTTTCCGTCTACCCGAAAAGATTTTTCTTCTGGACTTTGTCCTGTCTGCCAAGAGAAAAGAAAAGAAACTTGTTGGCAATGGTGGGGATGTGTAGCGAAGGCGTGAAAGGTTATTTCGGAAAGTTAGGGTAAAAAGCAATTTTCTGAAAGGAGGTGCTTTATGAAAAAATGGCTGATAGTGATTTTACTAGCGATAGTATTTATGGTTGTAATGTGCGTTTCAGGGATAGTGAGGGGCGAGGAAAACGGATTTCCTTACAAAACTTGGCGGATAGTTTCGGTGAAACTGATGCCAGACGGAATGTTCTATATCGTCTTCGCAAATCCTGACCCTACTGATGAAATTCGGGCAGTTGTCATCATTCTTGTGCCTGTCGCAGAAGTTCCACTGAGGGAAAAACCGCCTCCACAAAACAAGGGCTTGGGTGTTGCCTTTTAAAACACCCACCTTTCTTAAAAATAAAAATGAAGCACAAAATAACCAGTAAAAAACGAAATAAAGCAAAAAAGTTTTCATTGACGCCGAGACAATTATTACAAATTAAAAATGCGGTTTCAGTTTTATCACAATTCGTGAGACCGCCGAAAAAATGATTATTTATAGAGCAATGAACTTTTGCTGGATTGGACAGAAGTTTGGATTAGAAAACACAGCCTCTTCTCTTTTATCATTTTATCAATCTATCGGATTAAAAGGACATAATGGCTGGGACTTTGGCACAAAAGACGCTGAACCGATTTACTGGGATACAGACGGCAGAGGAATGGTAATAGAAACTTCCATTGACTGCTATGGCGGTTTGGGAGTTGTGGTGAACAGCGAGGACAACGGCAAATTCTACAAGCACCGATTTTGGCACTTAAAAGAATTCAAATGCCATACGGGGCAGATTTTAGAAGGCGGGGACTTAATAGGATTGGCTGACAACACTGGAAAATCCACTGGCCCGCACTTGCACAGAGATTTGAAAGAATGCGACAAAAACTACAATACTTTGAATAAAGATAATGGATATGGTGGCTGTCTTGATATTCAGTTATTCTGGAAGAATGTTTTTATCAAGGATTATATGGCACAATTAAAAGGGCAGGTTTCAATTTTACGGCAGATGTTAGAAATCATCAGGAAAATAATAAATCTTCAAATAGAAATCAGAATAAAAAAATGAGCAAACCTATCGCCCGCCAAAGAGCAAAGCGGGATAGAAAGAAAAAAAGGTCGCAGAAAATTAAATAGGAGAAAAATATGCAGGTAAAAAACTCATTTGACCCAGAAACTCTTAAAAAGATAGGCAAAGGTGCTTTAATCGCCGCCACTGGAACTGCTGGACTTTATATTTTAGGGGCAATAGGAAAGTTAGATTTTGGTTCAGCTATCACTCCAATTATCGCAGCACTCATTCCAATTTTCGTGAATATAATCAGGGAATGGTTAAAAGGCAAGGAAAAGGAAGTGATATAATAAGACAATGCTAAAAAAATTATAGGATTCGTGGTGATGTTTTCCTTGTTGCCTCTCGCCACTTCAATCCATAATTTAATAACAGAAATACCGGAATTGACGATTTTGCAGGGGAATACTTTGGTAGGGAGAACCCCTCCTGAAAGCCCTATTATTCAAGTTCTAAACGTTAAAATTCAAGAGATAGACCTTAACGGGATAAATACTCTGTTGAAAGTAAAATACCCCGAAATTGCCGATATTCTAATAAAATTGATAGAATGCGAAAGTGGATTTAATCCTGATGCTTGGAATAAAAAAGACCCGAATGGGGGGTCAATCGGAATTTTACAATATCAAATTCCTACGTTTTATTATTATGCTTCAAAGTATGGAATAGAAAATCCCGACATTTGGAATTCTGAACAACAGATAGAACTCGCTGTTTATCTAATCCAAGATAATAAGATAACTTTATGGACTTGTGGACGAATTGTTGGCAGAAATTAAATCTTAAATAAAAAAGCCCCCCTTACCGGGAGGCGAGGCCTACTTTCAAAATAAGACGAAAAAGTCGCCGTTTTATTACGCATAATATAATCAAGTTTGTCAAAATTATGCCAGAAGACACAGCAACTTTACCGGAAGAAGAAACTCCGGAGAAAGAAGAAACTCCAAAGGAAGAAGAAGAGGAAACTGAATAAAGTGGGGATTGAAAACTTGACAGGGGGTCTTGGGTAGAGCATTATAGAAATAGGTGTATCAGTCGAAAAACCAATGCCAACAAATAAACAAAATCATCTGGGAAAATCAAGGCGGCGGGTGGCACATCTTCCCAGATGACTCGCCGCTTTTGATTTAAATTTATGGAACAATTAACTTTATTCAAGGTAAGAGATTTAAGAAAAAAAGACCAATTCAAAATTGATGATATTTATATCAATGGCTATGCGAGAATTTGTGGGGTGAATGCTACATTGACTTATCTTTCTCTTTGCCGGCATGCCGAATTTGAAAGTCAAAAAGCATATCCATCTCAAAAGAAAATTGCCTTTGAGCTGGGAATTTCAATTGCCTCTGTCAAAAGAGGAATAAAAAATTTGCTCCAATATAACATTATTGACATAAGAAAAGAAAAGATGAGGGGTAAATTTGATAATAATGTTTATTACCTTTTAGACAAATCTGAATGGAAGCCAGCCATAGCTCCTGCTGATACACGGCAAAACCATAGCTCAAAAACCGTAGCTCACCAGCCGTATACGGCCAGAGATACCCAGAAGGATAACAAAGTATTAAGGATAACAAATATAGAAGGATACAAAAAGAGAGCTTCTCTTAAAAAGAAACCTTACTACGACGGGAACGAAATGCGTTTTAGTCAAAATAAATGGTGGGTTATTAAGGATGGCGAATGGTTAGAGTTCGCCGGCGAAGAAAAAGATATTGTGTTTAAATAATTTATGAAAAAATACCAAATAATATATGCTGACCCGCCGTGGAAATATCATATGGGAAAAGATATTGGAAAATGGCTTCAAAATACAGCAGATAACCATTATCCTTGTATGGAAAATGAAGAGATTTATTCTTTACCAATCCCCAAAATAGCAGATAAGAATTGTATTTTATTTTTATGGGCAACTTTTCCAAAATTATCAGAAGCATTAGAAACTATTAAAAGGTGGGGGTTTGAATATAAAACAATAGGATTTGTTTGGCTCAAAACAACAAAGGAAGGCAAGATAAGAACAGATGGAGTTGGTTGGTATACTACTTCAAATGCCGAGATTTGTTTAATTGCTAAAAAGGGGAAATTAAAAAGACAGAAAACAGGAGTAAGCCAACTTATTTATTATCCAAGAGTAAAACATAGCGAAAAACCGCCACAGGTAAGAGATAAAATAGTAGAACTTATGGGAGATTTACCACGAATAGAACTATTTGCTCGCAAAGAAAATAAATTATTTGATAATTTTAAGGGTTGGGATGTCTGGGGCAACGAAGTAAAAAGCGATATAGAATTAAATAAAATATGAAAATTAAACCCCCGCCCAAAGAATAAAAAATGAAACTTAGAAAAATCCCCCTAAATCAAAACTGGGATTGGGAACGAGAGAATTATCAGGAAGACAAATTTTATCATTCTGACAGAGAAAGAATTAAAGAGTTGTTGCCGGCAAAATTACCTCCTTATGTGCCTCCTGTTATTCCGCCTAAGCTTGCTGAATACTGGAAACAAAATAAGTTAAAGAAAATATTGGCGAAATTGGCATCGCTTGACAAATAGTTTTAATAATCTATAATTAAAGAATAGGGATGAGCCATTTTTTATGCCCGCCAAAGGCTCATCCCTTAGGCGGGCTTTAATTAACAATATGAAAATTATACATACACCAATTTTTCATACCGAATTAACTAAAAAGAAAATAAGTGATGCCTTAAAAGGTAAACCTAGTGGAAGATTAGGGAAAAAACATTCGGAAGAAACAAAGAAAAGAATAAGCAAGAAAGTTAGAGAAAGATATAATAATCCAAAATTCAGAGAAAATTTTAAGAAAATAATGAAATGGAAAATGAACGAAGAAGAAGTCAAAAAAAAGATAAGTCAATCTCGTAAAGGAAAGCATCTTTCTGAAGAAACAAAACAGAAAATAAGAATGGCAAATAAAGGAAAAAAGCTATCGAAAGAAACCAGAAAGAAAATGAGTGAAGCAAAAAGGAAAATGAGTGAAGAAACGAAAAGAAAAATAAGTGAAGCCAATAAAGGAAAACATCATTCAGAAGCAACAAAAAGAAAATTAAGTAAAATGTTAAAGGGAAAACCTCAACCTTGGAATAGTGGGAAGAAATGCAATCTTTGGATAAATGGTAAAGGAAATGAACCATATCCGCCAGAATGGAGAGAAACATTAAAAAGAGCTATCAGAGAAAGAGATATTTATACCTGTTATATTTGTAGGCAATATGGCAATGAAGTTCATCATAAAAATTACAACAAAAAGAATTGTAATCCAGATAATTTAATTACACTCTGTCATAATTGTCATAATAAAACAAGAAAAAATAGAAAATTTTGGATAAATTATTTCAAAAGGGGGTTATGGGTCGGCTATTGACAAGGGTGTTGGGTTAATTTATTATTAAGGTATGAAACTCAAACAAAAATCTCAAATGAGTGAGAAAACAAAAATGATATTGAAAGAAAGAAAAAAAGGCAAATCTATTGTAGAGATATCCCGGACTTTTAATTGTTCCCGGCAACTGGTTTATGCTAAATTGAAGAAATATGGCGACCCTTTAGACGAGAGGGCTTGACAAGGGTATTGCCTTGCGAGATAATGGAAGGGGTAGGGAAAACTCCAAAAGGTCGCCTACCGGAAGGAGTCCGGGAGTTAAAAAGTAAAAAACTAAAATGGAAAACAAACTAATTCTTATCAACCAGATTCTCGTGGACTTAAAAGAATTGAAAGACGATATTGACGCTGGCTCGATAATGACAGAGGGAATAACAGGCGTGATAAATGTTATCTTTGGCAAGGTTGAAGAAGTCAAAAAAGGAGTAGAAGAAGAAATAGCGGATGCGGAAGCAAAGCAAAAGGAAGCGGAAGAAGCCGAAAAAGCAAATTAAAAAGTTGAAATAACAAATTAAAATGGGTTGCATTGGTGGGGACTTGGCTTAACTACTCATGAGGGATGTTTAGTAGCGGCAACGCATTCTAAATGTCTTAGGCACCTCGGAAGAGCGCGAAGGTAATCATCCCTTCGGAGTCCCCACCAATAAACTAAAACAAAATGGAAAAAACAAAAAAGAAAAAAACAACGAAGGAATTAGTCAAAAAGCAGGAAAGAGAATTGCTCTGGGCCGGGTCTCAAAGATTGATGAGCAGACCAAGGGACCAGAAAGAGAAAGACGAGAGGGCATTGATCCTCTTCACTGCAAAGGCATCGCATATCTCCCCATTCGGAGTGAACGTCTTGGGGAATATGCCATACTTCAACGAACTGGGTTCGGAAGAGAAAGCCGAGCAATACAGTTCCGGAGTAAAATACGAATACCACTGGATCAGACACAGCGAGACGGACGAGGATAAGGCGATTTGTGAATGCCGGTTGGTCAACAAAAGTGGCAAGCCACTCTGCGACTGGATCACCGGAGAATGTTCGCTGGCATCAACGAAGATGAGCACTCTAAAGGGATACCAGAACCACATCGCGCAGACCAGGGCCAAGGTCAGGGCAATAAAGAAGGTCTTCGGAATGAGGATCCACAAAGACATGATGAAAGAAATAGGAAAGATGTTGAGTACTGGTCAAGTTTCAGAAGAGCAGGCAAGCAACATCGGGCATGCCATTAGCACTTCCGCAGAGGAAATACAGAATGGAAAGGTAAGATCGCAAGCAATTGTTCCAGTGAACGGATTCTCACCCACCAAGGAAAACAAAGTAAAGGAAATACTGTACAGCGAATCAGACAAGAAAAGGATCGTGGATCTGACCAAAGACCTGGGAGCCAAGACCGCGCAAATGACAGCCAGAATGGTCGAAAATGCAATCAAGAGGACAGTGGACTGGGATAAGATGACCAAGAGCGAAGCGACAACGATATATGCCACACTCCTGCAAAAGAAAATAAACAAACAGTAATATGGAGGAAACAAAAATCATCAAACTATACAAGGGAACGGTCAAGATAAAGTTCGTGACCGACCATGCCGACAAGCACAGTTATTATGACGAGAACGGCAAATGGCTACCAGGGGTAACATACTTCACTGGCATAATCGACAAATCAGAGGCACTGAAAGGGTGGGCCGTGAAAATGATGGGATTATATTTATTAGCCGAAAGAGAAAAGGGAAATTACGCAATCACTCCGGAGTTGGTTGATCTGGCCAAGAAAGAATACAAGAATGTCCAAAAAGAAATGATGGATATCGGCAAGGAAATTCACGCCCTGATAAGTCAATGGATCGAGACGGGGAAGGCCCCTATTCCAGAAAGGTTGGAATCAAAGAACGGCCTCATCGCATTCCAGCAGTTTCAGAACATTCACAAGGTTAACTGGCTTGAGAGCGAGAGGATGGTATTCAGCAAAAAGCACAAATATCCCGGGACCGCAGATGCGATAGGAAAGATAGGAAAGGACCTGATACTCTTCGACTTCAAAAGCACAAAGCCATCAAGTATCTCTCCTGACGGAATCTATCCGGAGCATTCTATTCAGGCCGCAGGATATCAACTGGCCTATGAGGAAGAGACGGGGAAAAAGATAGACCGGAGAATAGTGATAGCACTGCACAAGGACACCGGGGACTTCGCATTCAGGGAGTTCAAGGACAACGAGAAAGACAAGAAGGCTTTCCTCAACTGCGTCATGCTGAGGAGGAGGCTGGACCAAATAAAATGCCAGACCAAACAAACTTAGCCGGGCAGGCAATCCCGCCATGCGAGCACTGCAAGACGCCACTCCAGAAGCATCCGCAAAAGAATTACTGGGTTTGCCCGAAGTGGGCTCCAAATAATCAAGGATGTCCTGGGATGATTTGGTGGCCGGAAGAACATAGAAAAAAGAACTATCCGGAGGTGGCGTTCTCTTACAAGGTACCGAGCAAGTCGATGACAGGAGTGATGCGGCAGGTGAAGGTTTACGAAACGGGCGATGTCTGGTGCAGTTGCTGGGCCGGGGAGATAGGAAAGTTCTGTCGCCACAAGAGAATAATGGTTGAGGAAGTCGGAGCATTGCTGGAAAAAATAAAAAAAGAGAACAACTATGCCAACCCCTATCTACATAATTTCGCCCGTCAATAAAATCAAAGTCCTTGTGGGATATTACGATTTATTAAACAAGGAAATAACTTTCCGCATCACTGAAAAAAGATTATTCAGACAGGCAGAATCGGGCACAGGCGCGGTAGGAATAGATGAGCGGCTTATTAAAAGAAAATTCTTTAACTGGGTGGAAAAAATAATCTTTCAAATGCCCAATGGCAGAGATTACATAATCAACAAAACGGATTTTTTGAAGAATTGCTGGCTATACCCGCCCCGGGCGAATGAGAAGTTAAAAGCACCTCCGAGTGAGTTCGCGCCAAAACTGATGATTTCATTAGAACGATTACGAGAACTTTCCGCCAAAGAAAGAAAAGACGAGGGCGAGAAAATGCTACGGCTATCAATGATGTGAATCTAATTTTTATGGAAACTCAACCATTAAAAAACAAAATAACAGAGGATAAAACTTTTGTGATAAATATGCCGTATAATGCGGGCAAAGAGATATTTAACACAGAACTATTCAAAATCAGAATCTTCAAAGAAAACGGCGACGATTACGCCTTTGTCATAATCCGGCGCCGGGAAAAAGAAGAAACCCTAACCCCTTAACTCTAAACCTTATGAAGAAAAATGAATACAAGTGTGGTAATTGCGGTAAAATCTATCAATATGGCTGGTCAGATAAAGAAGCATCAGAAGAAGCGGAAAGAAATTTCGGCAAACCAGTAAAAGAATGGAAAGACAAATCAGTCCTCAAAATAACCCGTTAAAAAGAGATTATGAAAAAGCGAAAAAGGATAAAACAACAAAAAGAAAAGAAAGAGATAGATTGGGTAATTTTATTCCTGATAGGGCTTCTTGCCTTTATTATTTGGATAAATCACCGACCTTCTCAACAGATTACTTTTGAGGTAAATAACGATTGGATTGAAAAAATCGCATACGAAAGAGAAATGTGGGGATATGCGAATGGTCTTGCTATGCCTTCACGAATTATTGGTGAGCAGAATTATCTTCCTGACTTGCCTCAAAAATCGTGTGAAGAAATAGTCGGTGAACTTTATGATATGGCACAGGAAATGTATCCAAGATATGAACCAAGATAACTCAATAAAACCAACTTAAATAAAAAATAGGTGAGGTGTTCTTTGTAGGCGTGGCGGAAACCATAGAAGATTAACCCCAAATCAGAAAAATAAGTGTTATGAAAAAATGTCCTTTATGTAATGGAAGCGGATATATTAAAAAACCCACAAAAACAGAATTAACCATTCTGGAACTTTATAAAAAAGGCTTATCAATGAGGCAAATAGGAAAAGTTGTCGGGCTTAAAAGTTCTAATACTATTTGGTATCATATCCATCAGGCAAAATTGGACAAAGCGAATCACAAAAGTATCCGCACAGAATAATATAATTTAGTAAAAAATTGTGAACGATAACATTATGAACGAAAACATAAAGATAATTTTCTCAATTATAGCAATTATAGTAGTGATGGGATTAGTCGTTTTGGGCTTGATTAAGGTAGTAAGGTTTGCGAACCAATACGGAAAAGAATATCACGAAAAAGAGAAACAAGAACTTATCCAATGTTTTCAAAAGACAAATCAAGATTTTGATTGGTGCTACGACCAAGTAATTATTAAATAAACCATTATGACAATACCAGACGCAATAAAATTAGCAATAAAGGAAGGATATAAAATGCCAGTAAGTTTCAAATGGTCGGATATTTTCCTTGACCCTCAATTCTGGCAATGCCTTGGAAAGGCGATGAGGTGGGAAAAAGGATATAAAGTTAAAGGTATGCAAGGTTTTCACATCTCAAAGTGCTGTGGGGCTAAAATAGTTTTATATGCGAATCACAAACAATGCACGAATTGTGAGAAAATGGAATGGGAAGGAGTTGATTCTTGTGAACCTTGGCTTTATCGCCAGCACCAATTTATAGACCACCTCGCCTCTGGCAAATCCGCAGAATCTTATTTTGAAACTTTATGAAACACACATCAGAAACAATTAGAAAGGGTGTAGAGGAGTTTGAGGAAAGATTTCCGCAATTTATTGGGAGTGGAGCCCCATTCCCTATTTTTAAGGAAACACCAAATCGTGAACACATTAAATCCCACCTCTTCGCCTCCCAAAAAGCCCTTTTAGAAGCGGTGATAAAGGATATAGAAATAATGAAGAACCATAACGAAATGATTGAAATGAGGGGGGCAGAATACACAAGAGGTTTTGAAAAAGCCCTCACCGACCTCCAAGAATCTCTCGCCCAACTAATAAAAACATTATGAAAAATACAAAACCGCCAAAAGAAAACTGGAAAGACAAACCCCTTGATTTAATTGAAAAAGAAATCTGTAAGCATCCAGCAATCGCAAAAGGAGGCGGAGAAGAAAATTGGAGATGTATTTCTTGCGGAAAAATTACAAGTCCTCCTCAAATAAAAAAAACCAAAAAGTTTTGGAAAAAGGTAAGAGTGTTAAAAGACAAAGAGAGATTTAATTCTTTATTCGTTGGGAAAAAATGGGTTGATGCTTATAATTGTGGTGTTGGGGCAGAATTAAATTGCATTATAACTATTTTGGAAAATAGGGCTATAGATGAAAAATGGGATTTACTTCAACTGAGAGATTATTTGAAAGAAAGAAAGGCAAAAATGATAGAGCAGGAATATAACAGAAAAATCTCTAACAATTAGTAAAACATTTAAGCCAGAAAACTTATGAAAAAAGATTACAAGAAATACGAAAAATTAGTAGATGATATTTGTTCTGATGAAACTGGGGCAGATAAACCTTATTCAATGCATCTTAAAAAATGGGCAATTGAGATTGCTTTAATGGTTAATAAAGAAAAACAGGAACTTTTAGATAAAATCAAAAAATCTTAACCCCCTCAAGATGAAAAATAAAAAAGAGATGAAATATCCAGAAGATTTTATAAATAAAATAATTTGTGGGGATTGTTTGGAAGTTATAAAAGATATACCTGATAAAAGTATTGATATGATACTTTGCGATTTACCTTATGGAACGACTGCCTGTCATTGGGATACAATTATTCCTTTTGAGCCATTATGGGAGCAATATAAGAGAATTATAAAAAACAACGGAGCGATAGTTTTGACCGCTTCACAACCATTTACCAGTGCTTTGGTGATGAGTAATCCTGATATGTTCAAATACTCTTGGATTTGGCAAAAAGCTGTTGGTAGTAATTTTGCCACATTAAAGTATCAACCTATGAAAGAACACGAAGATGTTTTGATATTCGGAAAAGGCAAAACTACATACAATCCAATTATGGAAGAACGAAAAGGGAGTGGTAGTGAACGAGTTAAACACAAATACAATGCTCTTGAAAGCAAAACTGGTGAAGCTAATGGAAGTTTACTAAATACAGAAAGAACAGGAAAATATGGAGAATTAAGAAATCCAAGTAGTGTCCAGTATTTCAATAATAGAGAGGATTCAAGAGGTCTCCATCCCACCCAAAAACCAATTGCTTTAATGTCTTATCTTATCAAAACCTATACCAACGAAGGAGATTTAGTATTAGATAATTGTGCGGGAAGCGGAACTACTGGTGTGGCTTGTAAAAAAACGGGCAGAAATTATATCGGTATAGAAATAAATCCCGCTTATGTAAAAATCGCAAAACAAAGATTAAGACAAGAAGTATTATTTTAACCCCCTTAAAAGATGAAAAATAAAAAGAAATTATGAAGAAAGATGATTTGGGGCAAAACAATTTATTTGGCAAAAAAGTTATTTCCAGTATAGGATATAATGAGCAAGAAATGATTAAAGATATACTTTATTTACATTCTGAAAATAAATATATTGATTGCGACCCAACATATTCAGTTGGAAATTTTTACAAGTTCGGACTTCAAAAACCAAAATATAAGTTTGATAAGTTTCCACAATTAGCAGAAGTTTCAATGGCAACAAGCGATAATCTCCCGTTAGAAAATGAAAGTATCTATACTATAATGTTTGACCCCCCATTCGTTATTGGGGGAAAAACTTATCCTAAGTCAAAAAAAGGAAGTTGTATAATACAAAAAAGATTTACCCAATTTGAAAGTTTTGACGAATTAAAGCAAATGTATTCAAATAGTTTGAAGGAATTTTCAAGAGTATTAAAGAAAGATGGAATAATTATTTTTAAATGTCAAGATAGTGTAGCAAGTGCTAAAAATCATTTTACACATTGTTGGGTGATGAATGAGGCAATCAGATTTGGTTTTTATCCAAAGGATTTATTTGTATTACTGGCCAGAAATAGATTAAATGATGGTCGTAAGCAACAACACGCACGAAAATATCATAGTTATTATTGGGTGTTTAAAAAAACGGCTAATAAAGTCGATTATTACCCCCCCCAAAAAGATAAAAAATAAAAAAGTCGGGGCTAACCCCTAAAACTATTTAAGAGATAAAAGAGATGAAAACAGAAAAGAAAAAAACCTATGCACAATTAAAGAAAAAGTTAGACGAAGTATTCTCAATCTTCATAAGAAAAAGAGATAAAGGAAAATGTTTTACTTGTTACAGGATATTTGAATGGAAACAGACCGATGCTGGGCACTTTATCAATAGAAGCCATCTTGCTACTCGCTGGGACGAAAGAAATGTTCATGCTCAATGCTGGGGCTGTAATAGATTTAGAAATGGGAAAAAGGAAGATTATGCAGTTCATTTAGAACAACTCCATGGACATGGGATACTTCAAGAACTTCAAAAATTAAGAGATACAGGGGATAAACCAAAGTATATTGACTTGATTAATCTAATAGAATACTATAAACTTAAAATAGAGAAATTAGAAAACTAATATGCTATCTATACTTTACAAATGTGATGAATGTTATAAGATATTAAGCGAGGATGGAAAAGGGAAACCCCATATAAGTATTAATTTTGAAAAATATTCTGGCTGGGTTAAAGAATCAAATGGAGTATGGACTCATTATTCCAAAGTAATTGGATTGAGGCAATTTTGCTCGGGTATGTGTTTAGGGCGATTTTTCAATAAGTTAAAGATAACGCCTAAAAGGTAGAAATCAATACTAAACAACCCCCCACAATAGCCCCTAACAGGCGTCATAAAGCAAGAAAGGTATTATACTATGCCACTACCGAAAGACTCAATTAAACGCAAAGAAAGTATTTCCAAGATATAATTTGGATTATTAGAAAAAAGGTATAACATGCCTTTTGTTTTATTTTATAGATTTTTTTAGATTTCCATAGTATTTATGGCAACATTGGAACAACTAAAATTAGCAAGGAAGAAGGCACTCCAATCTCCTCGTATAGGGAAACGAGGGAAAAATAAAGAAACCATTACTAAAGAAAAAGCAAGGGAAGCTTTTGAATTGGCACAATTAAAGAAATGGGAGAAGATATCTGATGCTCAAGCGAAAGATGCTGTTAAGAACTTCAGAGCAAGGGAATATACCCTCAACCAAGTAATAGGCAAACCACAAGAAACAATTGAGCACAAAGGCAGTTTGAAATTGCTAATTGATGATGTATAATGGAAATAGAACGAGTAAAATTGAGCGAACTGATAAATCCCACCGATAAACAAAAGGAATTCTTAATAGCAACCGACCACTATAAATATCCATTTTACGGAGGAGCAAAAGGCGGTGGCAAAAGTTATATTTTAAGATGGGGATTAGTTAGGAAATTAATAAAATGGGCGAAATTGGGCATACCAAGAGTTAGGGTTGCCATGTTCTGTGAAGATTATCCTTCATTGAAAGATAGACAGATAACCAAAATGGAAACAGAATTCCCCGAATGGTTAGGACGTTTATCAAACACCCAGATAGAAGGAATGAGTTATATATTAAGACCAGAATATGGGGGTGGTGTAATAGCACTTAGAAATCTTGACGACCCAAGCAAATACGCTTCATCAGAGTTCGCAATAGCAGCAGTAGATGAACTAACTAAAAATGAAAGAAGAGTTTTTGACCAATTAAGGTCAATCGTTAGATGGACGGGCATAGAAGATACAGGACTATGGGGAGCGTCCAACCCTGGCGACATTGGACACGAATGGGTTAAGAAATTATGGATTACGAAAGAGCTAACAGAAGAAGACCCACGACCTGAAGAACTTATTTTTATTAGGTCACTACCTACTGATAATCCGCATCTGGCTAAATCATACATAGAGGAACTTCACAGGTTGCCAGAACAATTAAGGAAGGCATATTTAGAAGGAAACTGGGATGTATTTGAAGGACAATTTTTCAGAGAATTCTTCCGAGATAAGCATGTAGTTCAGCCATTCGCCATACCCGAGAGTTGGTTAAGATTCAGAAGCATTGACCCATCAGGCAGAGACGGAATAACATCCTGTCACTGGTATGCCATAGATTGGAACTCACGGGTGTTTGTTTATAAAGAACACTATGGCACGGGCAAAGATGCCGACCAACACGCCAGAGAAATAACACGATTATCCGAAGGAGAGAAATACCGCTACACAGTGATTGACTCGGCAGCATTTTCAAAATTGGGCTTGCCTGAAACTATGGCAGAGATATATAATAGATGTGGAGTGGCAGGTTTAACTCCAGCGTCAAAGCAGAGAGTAGTTGGTTGGAATACGGTTCATACTTATCTTCGTTGGGATGATAATACCGACCCTAAAATAAAGATTTTCAGCACTTGCGAGAATTTAATTAGAACTTTACCAGCATTAGTCCACGATGATTTGCACCCAGAAGATTTAAATACAAAGGGCGATGACCACGCCGCAGATGAATTAAGATATTTTTTACAAACATTGCGAGAGGGAGCTACCCAAAAACCTATGACAATGATTGAGCGAAGATTGAAAGAAATGAAGGAAAGTGAAGAAGATTTTAATCTTAATTATTCAAAGTCCAATAATTATTTAATACGATAAAATGTCAATTATCCCACAAATCAAACTCTTCGTAGATAAAGGTAAAAAGAAACTAAGTGATTGGATAAAACTTGAAATGAACGAATTCGGGCAGATTAGAGAAGACCTTGGAAAAAGAGTATTCCAACCATTAAGAGAAACCGAAGAGAAGATAGGTAAATACGAAGTGCCATTTCTACCGAAGACTTCAGCTCTTAGATATTTGCCAGGTGAAATGGCCAAAACTGCTGGTGAGTATCTATTGCCGCAGACCCCTTTGGAAGCGGGATTGTTTGCCATTCCTTTTGGCACATTGGCTAAACCATTGAAGCCATTGGCTAAAACGCCTATTGGTAAAAAAGTGGTAAGAGTGGCCACCAAAGAATTAGGAGAAATAGCACCGAAACTATTCACAGGACTTAAAAACATCTCAACCAAACTTCTTGAAAAATTCAGAAGTATGCCCACCGAAATAACAGAACAGCAATTCAGGGAAGTTCTAAACCGAGCAGAAAAAGAAGGAATAAGAAAAGCGGATAAGGATTTGATTGTGGGATTGGCGGAGAAACAAATTGTGAAATCTGATAAAGCAGTTGATTTGATAAATAAAGAGGTGGATAAGGAAATTTTTGTTCTTTCTAAAAGAGGATACAAACCGACTGGAGAAAAAGTTGGCTGGACTCTTGATAATGGCATTGAACACATTGAAATAAATCTTAAAAATGCCAAAGGAAATGAAATCAATTTATATGCGAGAAGTAATGGAAGTAAGGTATTGACCAAATTAGATACAGAACCTCTTTCAAAAACAATGAAACCAGGATTTGGAGAAGACATTTTCAAAGGAACAGAGTTTTCTTATGGTGCAAAAATGCCAACTGCCAAACTCAACCTCACCAAGCTCGCCTCTGATGTTGAAGAACAACTTGTTCCCCTTACTGCTACATCAGTTAAAAGTCCTCGCTGGTCTAATATAGGCGAAGATTTCATTGGCGATGGCAAATATGGTGAGATAGTATATCAAAGTCCTGTAAAGACGAGTGCTGGAGAGGTGCATTTCCATCAACAAAAAACAGGATACAGAAGAAGTATTGACAATAGATTTATCTATGTTAATAAAGATTCTTTCCCCAACTACTTCTCCCATATTCGTTATGAAGATATGGCAGACGGAAAGACAAGAAAGATATTGGAAACACAGAGTGATTTGTTTCAGAAGGGAAGATTGGAAATGGAAAAAGATATTTTAGAGAAAGCACCTAAAAAATCATTAAAACCAGGAGATGAATGGTTTGACAAACAAATTGAAATTAGAAAAGAAAAGTTAGAAGGAATTACTAAGTTACAACCTTACTCCTCCAACGACCCACTCGCTCATCTCCGCACCTTCCGAGAAGAAGTAAAACGAGCCGCAAAAGATGGCAAGGATACTTTACTTATTCCCAGTGGAGAAACAGCGATGAAGATTGAGGGGTTGGGAGAAGCAGGAAGATATCAATTTAGGGGAGTGCCAACGCCAGAAAATCCAATGACTCCGATTATAGGCGAAAGAAACCTAAAAATTGGCAGAGAAATTGAGAGATTTTATGGAATGGAGAGAGAGGGTGAGAGATGGATAATCACCGACATCCTCGGAGAAGGGAAGTTTAAGGCGATGCCTAAAGAACATTTTGATTCATTCGCTGAATCAAAAGGCGTTCAAAATCTATCTGGCGAGGACTTAATGTCGTATGCAGAGCAACACGCAACTAAAAACTTCTGGGGTTCTAAAGAAACCTTTGACATCTCTGGTAAAGTAGACGCCCAACACTTCGTCTATAAACTTAACGAAGAAGCCATTCCAAGAGAAGCAAGAAAGATGGGGTTAGAAGTTGAAGGAAAAATAGATTTAGCAGGAACTCTTGATTCAAAAAATCCATTTAAAGCTTCCCGTTATGGAACTTGGTGGAAGATAAAAATCCCACCAGAAAGAGCAGGAATGCCAGTGGAAGCATATGGAGCAGGACTTATCCCCTTCCTCTCTACTTTACAACCGAAACAGGAGGGATATGATGAAAGTAAGAAAAGCAATATTCCCTTTATTAATAAATTAAACCAACAACTTTTCATAAATAAATAAATGCCAGACGAAATCAAAGCAAAATTAGAAGAAGAGGAAAAGAAAAAAGAAACTGAATATAAACCAACCCCCGATAAAGTTGCGATGGCGACATTTCTTGACAAGAGGATTAATGAAATGAAAGAATATCGCAAGAATCTTAAAGTTGAGAATGATTGGCAGGAAGCAGACAGAGAATATGTCCCATCGGAAATTCCGTTGACTACTCGCAAGAGATTTGAACAAGACCAAGATGTTGGAATGCGTTCAAGATTAGTCAGAGTTTCCACCGATGAAGAAGGCTGGCGTTCTAACATTTCAGACCCGACCTTATTGGCTAAAATCCAAACGGCAATTTCAATCATTATTGACCGAGACCCTCGTGCAGTGATGACCGCTTTGATTAAGAAGTTTGAAAAGACATCTAAACTCGCTAATGGATTATGGAAAAGGAACTGGAAGATTTCTGGGTCAAAGCATATCTTAAAACTATTCGCTTTTGATTTAGCGAAGTATGGTTGGGCAGTAGGAAGAAGTTATCCCCGCCTTATTAAATACGATAAAAAGATATTGACCGAATATGATGCTGAAAATCCCGAGAAATCAAAATGGGATGACAAAGAATTGGTATGGTATAACGATGTCGCTAAACAAAGATTAGACCCATACCGAACATGGATTGATGAGATGACAAAGCCTTACGACTCTTATTCAATGAATGAGTGCTATTACGAATTAGATTATTCTTACGATTCGGCAAAAGTAGAATTTGATAAGTATAAAGATTTTGATGCCATAGGCACTTCGGCAAAGCAAACTGATTTAGAAGGATTGTCCGAAGAACAAAAGGTTCAATTAGAGAAAGAAAGAAAAGACATAATTACCTTTGGGTTTTATGAGAATCGGCTTAAAGATTTATATGCGATTTTTGTGCCATCAAAGAAAATAGTTCTTCATTCTGGTTATTTGCCGAATGACGATGGATTATTAAGTATATGGCATACGATGTGGATATTAAGAGATTCCAATAATCCTTACGGAATATCGCTCTGGAAGATAATTAAAGGAAAGAAAGAACTTTACGATAAAATGTCTAATATGACAATGGACCAACTGGTTCTTTCAATCCTTAAAATGTTCTTTTACACAGGGACGACTGATATATTCGGTGATGGGATAATCAAGATAATTCCAGGCAAAGGAAAGCAGATTCAAAACGGAGATATAAAATGGCTTGAAGTTCCTCCTCCAGGCAAAGAGGCATGGGCAGGATTACAATATCTAAAATCGGGAATGGATGACGATTCTGGTATTACCCCAACTCTTGAAGGAGAAATAACAGGCAAGACATTGGGCGAGATACTTCACGCAAAAGAAGCATCACTTAAGAGATTGAAAACCCCAGTTGAGAATATTTCTTATGCCATAGAACAAGACGCTTATTTAACGCTTTCTTGGATGGGGCAAATTTATTCAACGCCAGAAGTTAAAAACTTCGCCACTCCAACTGAATTGATGGCTTACGAGAAAGAATCAGGATTAACTCACGACCAATTATTGGGCAGACCCAATGAAATGGGAGAGATAGAAGAATACAAGGCAACATTCTTGCCTGAATTATCTTTACATCTTGAAGAAAAGAGTGGTCAATTATATGAATCAAAAGAGTCGAGATATTTCCGAGTAGGCAAAGATATTAAATTAGAGGAATTGGGTTGGAAAGGAATGATTGATGTTATTCCGACTTCAATTCTCGCTCCTTCTGAAGAATTAGAGAAACAAAGAAAATCAGAAGTTTTTAACTTATTAGTGCCTTTATTGGGATTACCGCCAGAGTTAGTTCTTAAACCTTCAAAACAATTGCTTAAAGCCAATGACGAAGACCCAGAAGATTGGTTGCCAGATGCGTGGCTTCAAGAAGAAAAAGGGCAATCTCCATCATTATTTATTGATAATCCTGCATTACAACCAATGATTTCAGAAGGAATACCACAAGGTCAATCTATGCAAGCACAACAAAGAACTACGCCTCTTCAGGGTGGACAGAAAATAATTCCCCAGAACCAAATGCCGACTAATATTTCAAGATTGGGACAAGTAGGTGGGATACTAAAAAAGGCACTTGGAATGAAATGAGGAAATCAAAAGTAAAACAATTGAGAAAGAAATGGTTGGAATTAAAACAAAATCCACAATACAATATCAAAGGTAAAATTGTAGAAGGTCAAACATTTCGGCAATTTAAGAAAAAAGCGATTTGACTTGCTTTCTTAATAGTATAAAATAAAGAGGGATAAAATAAATTATGCAAGAAATAACCCGCAAACAATTAATAAAAATACTACATAGTGATGATTTTGATGCATTGATTAAATTGTATGCTGAAGTTACAGAAAAATGGCAAAGTGAAAATTGTATTGGGGATACGGAATTTCAGACATTAAAGAAATTATTTTTTAGAGAAGGGAAAATACAAGGACTTCGTGAATTTTTTGATATATTAGAACAAGGAGAATAAATTATGCCATAATAAATATGATGACAGGAAATAATATTGCCACTTTAATAGATAAAAAAGGTAGAAATGATATTGAAATTGAGATTAACAAAAATGATAAACAACAAGATTTTGTAGAATTTAAAGTAAAGGACGGAAATGGTGAATGGATAAAATCTTATATTGGCATAAAAGAACTTTATGGAATAATCTTTTTGCTTGTAGATGAAGAATCACAGCAAGAACTAATGCCAGTAAGACAAACAGAAGTCAGGATTTATGAACGGCAACACAGAATCAAATTGAAGAAAGATATGAAGAAAGGAGAAATAGTAATTGCGAATTGTCACATTGAGGTGCCTTTACGAGTAGAGGAAAACATCAAGGCACTAATGGGGAAAAAGTATCAAAAATCATCAAATATATTGATTCCAGTTAAAAGGTATTAAAAAGGTCGGAGGTTTCTCCCACTCTTCTGGGAGTAAAAAATAGAAGTAAAATAACCATAAATTTATGGCAAAATATGCTACGAAAGATGACATTGATAAATTGGCGGACGCAATGACAAAGATTGCCAAAACTGTCAATGATTTGGCACAATCAAAGCAAGAAATCCCTGGCACGGCTGATTTATCAAAAGTAAAAGAATCAGATGTGCCTCAACTAATCACAAAACCAACGGACGAAGAAATAGCAGGTGGAATAGAAAAAATACCAGTTCCTCCCGCTTGGAGAAAAATGGTAGATGAATTGTTGGGGATGGACTTCGGGATAGATGTGGTATATCCGCAAGCAGGGTCGGGGTTTCTTTTCAAGGTTATTGTTCCTGCAGAAAAATCCAATATGAGCAAGGATTACAAGGAATTCTACAAAGTGGACATTAGAACGAAAGCTATCAATTACAACGAAGGAGTAGATGGAATCAGGAAATTCTGCGAAGGAGTTAAAAAGAATCTTGAAAGAAAACAAACCGTGTAAAGGTCAATAAGTAATAAAAATAAATTAACTAAATATGCCAGCGAAATCAAAAGCACAGCAACAAGTAATGGCAATTGCTTTACATTCTCCATCAAAGTTGTATGCTAAAAATAAAGGATTGGCTAAAATGTCAAAGTCTGATTTAAAAGAATTTGCCGAAACAAAAAGAAAAGGATTGCCAGAAAAAAAGAAAAAGAAAAGATTCTCTTCAACTGGCTATTTAGCATAGAGTTTATGCCAAGAGGAATTTTCAAAAATCCGAAAGAAAGAAATGAGAAAATTAGCAAAGCATGTAGGGGTATAAAACGCTCAAATGAAACTAAAAGAAAAATTAGTCAATCATTAAAAGGAAACAAAAGAGGAGTAGGTTCAAAACATACTAATGAATGGAAAGAAAGATTGAGGGAAAAAATGAAAGGAAATCAATTTGCTAAAGGTTATAAAAATGTATTAGGCAAACATTGGAAAGTAAAAGGAATTCCATATTGGAAAGGTAAAACAAAAGAATTAAGTCCGAGGTGGATAAAAGATAGAACTAAATTAAAAAAAGATAATGAGAGAAATGACCCCACTTATCAAGAATGGCGATTGAATGTTTGGAAAAGAGATAATTTCAAATGTAAAATAAATAACGAAGATTGTAATGGGAAAATAATAGCTCATCATATTCTTTCTTGGCGAAAATATCCAGAATTAAGATATAACATTAACAATGGCATCACTTTATGCCAAGCCCATCATCCGAGAAAAAGGGCTAAAGAGAAACGATTAATTCCTATGTTTCAGGAATTAGTGTTAGTATCAAAAGAATTAATTTGAAACTATATTTAACCGTTTCAGAAAGAATCTATTCGCTTGCTTTATTAAATCAATTCAAGGGAACTCTTGAAACATTAGTTGATGTGATGGAAGATATAAAAGGATTCCGAATGACCGATGAAGAATGGACGAAAGCAGATAAGCAGGTAAATACCGCTATGAGTGATGATGGGAAACCAATCACTTCCTGGACTTGGGATGACGCAAAAGGAGGCGAGAAGGAAATTGAAATAACCAAAGCAACAAAAGATTACCTGATAGAGAAAATAAAAGAAGCAAATGATAAAGGACAATTCACACTTCAAGATAGAGCTGCAGTGACACTTTCTGAAAAATTAGAAGAAAAGAAAAAGTCAAAATAAGGTATAGATTAACAATTTAACCAAAAGGTATTAATTTGGAGAGTTGATAAAATCTCTCTGATAGGTTCTAATACCTTTGTCCTGTCGGAGGGATTCACCAGCTCTTCAAATTCGGAGAGCTGTTTTCTTGCTTTAATCTTTCAGCAAGTAAAATATTAAAAAGTAAAAAACTATGGCTGAACAACAAAAGGAAGTAAATGTCGATGTCGATAAGGTTGAGTTAGAACCTTCCGAAGCCGAAGAAGGCGAGGAAGTAATAACAAAACCTGAAGACATCGAGGAGAAGGAAACTCCATCGGATGAATCTTCCACCGAAAAAGAACCAAGCGAAACCGAAGAGGGCGAAGAAGAACCACCTATTGAGGGTAAGGGTGAAAAACTTATTACCCACAAAGAATCTTTAAAGCCCGAAGAAGACAAGGGTTTCGTTGAGCCATCAGAGGAGGAATCTGAAGGAGAAATCAAGCATCTTCCTGGCGAGACCCCCCGTGAATATGCCCTTCGTTGGGAGGTCACTCGTTTAAAGCGAGGTAATCGTGAAAAACGAGCCAAAGATTTATTGGGCGAGGAGAAACCAGAAAAACCTTCTGGAATTACTCAAGCCCAATACAATGAATTGAACGACGATGAGAAATCATTGCTCGGTCAATATGACGCTAACGAATTAAGCACATTTGAGAAAATCTTAGAGGTGTTGGCTAAAAAACACGGCTGGGTCAAGAGAGAAGACCTTGCCTCCACGACACGGAGTCAAGTTTCTAACGATATTCTTGATGATTTCTTACAGAATCATTCTGAATATCTGCCAGAAAACGATAAAGACAATGTGTTGTGGGGCAGATTCAAATCAGAATTCCAACTCTATAAAGTGCCTGAGAATCCGAAAGATTTGAAAAGAATCTTCAATAAGATTCATCAGGACATTTTTGGAGTAAAATCTGATGAAGGGCTCAAAAAAATCAACGCCCAGAAAGAGAAAATTAAGGTCGTATCCCATTCTGGGGGCTCGGCTACAAGAGGTCAATCTTCTTCCGAAGGAGCTCGTTTAACTCCAGAACAAAGAAGTCATTTCAAAGGATTTAGCGAGAAGGACTTTGAAGAACTGGAGCTATAGAGAAATCCGCTGAGTAATACCAATTAAAAATTTATTAAAGCTATGCAAGGATTTAAAGTTTGCACGACAATCGATGAGATTGAATTGAAGAAATTTCCTATTTCAGGTCAAACTGTGGAAGTTGGTGATTTATTGCAGAAACCAGCAGGTGGAACAACTTGGACAGTATGCACTTCTGCGTCTCTTCACTACACAAGAAAGTTTATTGCTTATCAAGCAACAACTGGAACTGAAGTTTTAGGATATGAAATTAGGGGCAATGAAAAAGTGGAAGCTCAATCTACTACGATAGGTTTAACCGCTGATATCGGAGACCACATGGTTCTTGTCGACAAGAATACTGTCAATAATACTGGCATAAATAGCACAGCAAAAGAAGCTGTTTTTGTCATGGATGAAGTTGGTAACACTTACGGAGGAGCTACCACTACCTATTCAATTTTTGGCAGGATATTAGTTGGCACTGGACTTACCCCTGCAGCTGCTTAATAGATAAATCAAAATTATGAATCAAGCACCATTAAACATTGCTCAGGCAGCAGATTTGGTAGATTTATCTATTCAGAAAATCTTCTCCAAAACTTCTGAACCTGAATCAATGTATCCGAAATACTACAATGTCAGGTCAACCGATGATTATTATGAGAAAGATAGTAGCTTATCAGGACTCGGTGAATCTGACTTTGTAGATGAGAATGCGGCGATAGTGAGCGATGTGCCTATCCAGGGCAACGATAAAACCTACACGCAAAATATGGTAGGAATTATCGTATCATTTACCTGGAAAATGTGGCGATTCGGAATCAAGAAAAGAGACCTCAACAATGTCGCCAAAGAGCTCAAAGCTGCTAACGCAAGAAAGCGTGAAAAGCTTTGTGCCGAGCGATTAACTAATGGTTTTGAAACTACTTCTTATACCCATTATGGTATAGGAGGAACCAGAAGCATTAGCATTGCTGGAGGTGATTCTCTTGGATTGATTGACGATGACCACACACGGGAAGATAGTGGAACTAACATGAACAATTATGTTTATGATGGGACTACTTATAATCTTGCCTTTGACTATTCAGGTTTGAAAGCTGCTCACACAACAGCCTCAAAATTCGTTGACCCAAGAGGAAATCCCAGAGCTGGCAACCTTGATACATTAGTTTGTAAAAAAGGAAGTTCAGTTCACTTCAAGGCGAATGAAATCTTGGGAGCAATCAAAGCTGGAAAAATTCCAGAATCAATGGACAATGACGCTGCCGCAGTTCCCGCCTTCAAAATCATTCCTCTTGACTATCTCTCAACAGCCGCCTATTGGTGGATGTTTGATAGTTCAAGAGCGTTGACAGATAGCGAAGGACTTCAGTTCGTAGAATCGCAACCGACAACTCTTGACCCCGTGAATGTGGTCTACAAGACCAAAGAAATCCAGAATTCGGCTACAACAATTTTTGACTTAGGTCATAACGATGTAGCACGATGCTGGGTTGGGTCAAAGGGTAATTCAGGGACTCCTTCTGACTAATCTTGTGGATTAGAATAGAGGGAAACAGGTCGATAATTTTAGTAAAGGTCGAGAAAAACTTAATTGGAGATAAGGAGAAGTGGGTGATTCAACTCTCTGTTGAAAATATTCTATACACTCCTTTATTCTCTACTTAAATGACAATAAATAACAAAAATTACAGTTCTCCTCAGAATATCAATTTGAAAGGAGGGTGTTTAAGATTCAATACGACACAATCGAGCAATCCATTTGGAGACGAATCTTACGGTTTGTATGTTAATGGTTCTGGAGAATTAATCTTCAGGTCAACTACGACATCCACAACTCTTGGAGCAACGGGAGGTGGAGGTGCAGCACCATCATTAGATGCTATTTATGCTGGCGACCAAACATTAGCAATTTCTGGTTCTCAGTTGACATTAGCGGGTTCTCACGCAACTAATGATGTGTTGTTAATCACCAATGCTTCTGGCAAAACGGGAGATTGTATTCAGATTACAAATTCTGGAACAGGTAATGACATTGAAGGAACAGGTGATACTTGGCATTTCTCAAAAGCAGGAGATATGACTGCCAATATGGCTGTATTCTCAGGCGACGCTACTTCAGATTCCATTACTTTGACAGCAGGAGATGTTCTTATTTCCGATGGTTGTATAGCATTAACAGATGCAGATGATGCCGCTTCATTAACAATTACCAACAATTCTGCAGCGACAGCTTCAATGGTTGTCTTTGCTGGTGCAGGAACTTTTACTGGTTCGACTACGACATCGTTCCTTACGATTACTCCATCTGGATTAACCACAGGAACAGCAGTTTATCTTCCACTTGCGGCAATTACAACGGGAATGGGATTAGAAATTGCGGGTGGAACAACACAAACTTCTGGTAATTTGGTTGTGATTTCATCTGCAGCAACAGGAATAACAGATACGGTGGGTGCTTTGTTGAATGTCGCACATTCAGGAAATGCAGGAACTTCTGCAGTGCTCGTAGGATTCAGCACTGCAGCAGCAGATGAAACAATACTTCTAAAATTAACAGCGTCAGATGTGTTGGCTCTTGGAAATATGTTGAATATTTCTGCTGGGTCAATGACAACTGGGTCTGGTATTGTGTTTGCTGATTTAGCAGCACTGACAAGTGGAGCTGGATTGAGTATTCTTTCTTCAGCAATAGCAATAACAACTGGAAGATTGCTTTATATCAGTCACACAGGAGCGACCACTGATTCTGGGGCAGGTATTCTTTCTGAGTTCATTTCATTGGCAACAGATGGCACGACCATCTTAAAAGTTAATGGTTCAACTGGATTTATAGCTGGTAAAGCATTAAATGTTGTAGCCAATGTCTTGACAAATGGTATGGCATTAGATGTTAGTTCTTCTTCGGCTGTTCTTACAGCAACAGGAAGAGTTTTACGAGTTTATCACTCTGGGGCGACAACTACATCTGGTGTAATAGCAGAATTTAAGACAGCGGCAACTGATGAAACGATACTGGTGCAACTTAATACAGCTGCAATGGTTGATGGTATTGCTCTGAATATCGTTGGAACTACTGGAATGACCACTGGTTCTTTGATAAGAGCTACTTCGTCAACAGCAGCAGCAGTTGCGACTAATGGTATCTATTCCTTCAAAGGAACTGGAGTTTATACCTCAACTTCAAATGCAGGTTTGGTAGATATAGGTGCTTCTGCAACAGTGACAGGCACAATAGTTCATATTACCTCTTCGGCAGCGAGCCAAACAGCAGTTCAGGCATTGAATGTCACCCAATCAGGAGCCACCATTACTGCTTTTACTGGAGATTTTGTTTCAATCACAGGTGGATTCTCAGGAAATTCAAGTGTTGGAAATGTTGTAAGTATCACTGGAGTAAATGATACAAAAGGCTCTGTGCTAACCTTGGTTAATAATGCTCTTACGACAGGAACTATGTTCCTTGTTGCACATGCGACCACAGTTATTGCTGACACTGGGTCAATAATGAGATTGAGTTCATCTTCGGCAGATACTGGTGGAGCTACCAATGCGACTATATTGGATATAGCAAATACAGGTTCGGTGGCAGGAACATTAGTTCAGATTAAATCTAATCTTGCCGCTCAAACATCAACTTGTTTGTTAAATGTAGTGGCAGCAGGATACACAGCAGGATACACGGGTTCAGTAGTTAAGATAACTGGTGTGTCAACCGATGGTGCATCTAATGTATTATTGGTCACTGGTGCGAATACTACTGCTGGCAATACCGTTAAGATTGATGCAGCAGCGATAACTACAGGCACTGGATTATTGGTTACATCAGCAGGTGTGGCAATAACTACAGGGTCATTAGTAAGCTTAGTTGCTGACGCAGCAACAACTTGCACGGGAGTGTTAAGAATCTCAGCTGCAGCATTAACGAGTGGATTTGTGGCATCATTAACAGGTGGTGGAGCAACGATAACAAATGCTGGCGGAGTTCTGAACTTGGCGATGGGAGCAGCAGTAGATGGCTATGGAGCAAAAATTCTAACATCTGGTGTCTATACTGGCACAGTTGGAGTTCTCGCAGTCTCAGCAGCAGCAGCCACAACAGGTAATATTGCTGTAATCACTGGCACAGGACTAACCACAGGAACGGCATTATTGATTAACACCACAACAGCCACTCTGACGACTGGTTTCTATATCCGTTGTAATGACGGTGTGGCAACCGATTTCAGTGTTGGCGATTTTGGTGCGACAGTTATTGCTGGTAGTGCGGTAGGAACAGCGGCTCTTACAATTACAGCTGGAGATATAGTGCTTAGCGAAGGAACAATAGCTTACAGGCAATTGACTGAAACAGTTGAAGCAGCAAATACTCTTACTGCGGCAGAAACTGGCAAAACTTGTTTCTTGGGTCATGCGACAGAATTCGTAACAACTCTCCCAGCGGTAGCAGCAGGATTACACTTCAAGTTCATTGTATCATTGGCTCCAGCAGGTGCTGCTTATACAATTGTTACACCAGCTGGTGCAGATTTAATCTATGGGAACATAGTTTCATCTGCCGATGCGGGTGGCAGTGCCGATAGCACAGCAGGAACAAAAGCAGATACAATAACATTTGTTGATGGTCAAGCTGCAGTCGGCGACTGGGTTGAAGTGGTTTGTGATGGAACATACTGGTATGCTTTTGGAGTTTGCGGAGATGAAGACGCAATTACATTTACGGCAACCTAATAGAAAGTAATGGCCATTCTTTCTGAGGGGTTTCTTGAGAAGTAAACCCCTCGTGATGGAATTATTAATTAACTCAAACTAAAATGATTACAGAAAACTTGTTAAAAGCAGATATCTCAATATCTACTTTAGGAGACAATACAATCATTGCCGCCCCTTCGGGAACTTCAGAATATCTTGTGATTGACCACATAAATATGGTTCCCAACTCAAGCGTGACCATTCAATTAAAAGATGGTTCAACGAGTTATGGAGGAGCTTATTCTTTAACCGCCAGTCAGGGTTGGGTATTGGAAAATTCAGTTCAGAATCAAGAAGGAATAATAACATTAAGTGCTAATTCAGCTTTTGTTATTAATCTATCGGCAGGAGTTCAAGTGAGCGGATTCGTTCGTTATAGGATAATAAATCGCTAATAATTTCCAAAATGGCTCGTGAAATAAGAAATACCAAAATGATTCTTGATAAGCGAAGAGATAAACTTCGTGAATTTGATATTATTGAAACCAAGATAAAAGAAAGAAATGAATTGATTAAAAGAGAAAATGATGAATTGATTAAATCCCACACCAATCTTTTGGGCAATATCTCTTTATTGGAATCCTCACTCAAGGAAAAAGAGATTGAAGCCAATGTTTTGTTAAATGATATAGGAATATATTCATCCGATATTTCTGATTTGAAGTTAATTCAAGAAAATACTATTGAAGACATCAAGGAGATGTATTCAGGGCTGGATAAGAAATTGTCCGAGGTTCAGCAAAAATTGGACAATATAAAAAGCATCTATCGTGAAACCCACCAAAAATGTGTCAAAGAGCAAGATATAATCCAATCCCAGAAAAGAGATTTAGAGATATATCGAATAAGATTACAGAAGAAATATGATGAGTTAAAATTTGGAAAGGTCGTATTAGTTGAAAAATAATTTTATATCAAAATGAGTTTTATCGCCCCAATGGGGGAGCAATCAACCATTTCAGAAATAGAACTTTTAACTGGACTTAATAATTTAGATGTCTCCCCTTCTGGGCAGTTCTTAAGAAAAATTGGAATTGATTCTTTTGAAAATGCCAATCCTTCGGTTGGAACAACAAATATTGATAGTTTATCTGATGTAACCATAGCGGGAAGTGCAGAAACAAGACAATATTTAAGATTTGATGGTAGCGAATGGGTTAATAGTTTTATATTGGCATCTGATTTGCCTTCAAACATTCCAGCAGAGAAAATAGGAAATGGAATCGTTAACAATGCAGAATTCGATTATCTCAATGGAGTAACTTCTGCCATTCAAGTCCAGATTAACGCTAAAATAGGGACGATTGAAGTTCCAATCGGTGATGTTAATAGTTTAAACACAACATTCACGGTGGCAAATGAACCCAATCTTGTTGTTATAGATGGATTAATCAGAAGAGACACAAAAGGTTACGATTATTCAGAAGGAACGATAGAGGTTGACCCCCTTATTCCACCTTCTTATGACATATTTAGTATCTATTAAAAACTTATGAAAAAATCTATTTTAAGTTCTATTTACGCCTTAATTTTAACATTACTCATTCCGACTACAATTTTGGGGATATCAGTTGGCTGGGAAAGATTGGTGGTGGGAAGCATACATCCTTTTTATACTGACAAAGTTCTTATTGGTGGGACTTCTACTACGACAGATGCCACTTTGGAAGTAATTGGAAATACTTATATTTCTGGAACTCTCGGCATCGCCTCCACAACTCCCAATGCCTTGTTATCGGTGGGGGATAAAGCTTCCATTGATAGTTCAGGAAATATCATCGGCACTTGGACAGGTTCAGTCATTGGAAGTTCTTACATTACAGAAGCCGACCCACTTTGGCTATCCAGCTCAACCGAGTATTTAACAACTGGGAACGCAACGATTAACTATCTGTCCACCAGCACGGCCGTTTCAACCTATGTGGCGAGAAACGACTGGACGACCATAGATAATTATCCGACCGTCTGCACGAATCAGGCGGTAACAGGAATTGGGGACACCTTAACTTGTGCCACGATTGATATTTCGGCAATGACTAATTTAGCGACTTCAACGGGAATACTTTTGACTAATGACACTTTAAGCGTTGAGCAGAGCGAAATCAATTTAGTGAACTTGGCGGGGACGCTTTCCATTAGTTCAACTACGGGAGGAGTTATTGTGGATAGAATAAGTTATGCGAATGCCACTACTGACGAACAATGCCTGACCTACGAGGAAACAGGAAATGGTTTTGAATGGCAAGCGTGTGGAACAGGTAGCGCAACTTACGACCCCACTTGGATTCTAAACGGCACATCTCTTTATGCGAGCGATACGATAAGTTATGTCGGCATCGGGACAACGAGCCCAGACGCACTGTTGACAGTTAGTCCGGGCACTTCTTACGCGGATAATCCGACAATTAAAATTACCTCATCTTATGCCGATGGCTATCGGGCAACATTATCATTAAAAAATACACATACTGGTGGCAGAGAATATGCAATAGTTTCGGCTAATAATGCTGATGGATGGTTTGGTGGTGGTAAATTTGGCATTGTAGATATAACTGCCAACACACCACGAATGACGATAGACACCACCGGCCTCGTCGGCATCGGGGAAACGTCCCCAGGGGCAAAACTTTCCGTGTCTGGTGGTATGGCAGTAGGCAGTAGTTATGACACGACAGCAGTCACAGACGGGAATTTAATAATATCTGGCAACGTCGGCATCGGGACGACTTCGCCGAATGAGGTATTAGAAGTTGTTGGAGCTGATAATAGTTATATTCGTGTAACTGGAAAGGCAACTGAAGCTGCGGCAGGAATAAAACTGTTTCCGATAGCTGCCTCTGCTGATGCAAGAAATTGGGGAATTGGCACTTGGATAGATGATGTTGATGGGTTATCAATTTCATCAAGCAATGCCAAAGGAGGCGACCCTATGTCAGCAAAAACTACGAGAATGTATATTGATGGATTAACCGGCAACGTCGGCATCGGGACGACTTCGCCATCGGCTTTGTTAGATTTGTATCACCCGAGCAGTGGCAATATCTTTGCTATTTCCAGCACCACAGCAGGGGATTTGGTCACAATAGATAACTCCGGCAACGTCGGCATTGGGACGACCAGTCCAAGTAGTTATAATGCCTATGGAAACAACTTAGTTATTCATAACGATGGCAATAGCGGATTGACTATTTCAACCGCCGACCCTAATGGATATAACAGTATCCATTTTGCCGATGGAACAAGCGGTGCTGACGCATATAGGGGGCAGATCGTATTCAAACACGGTGACAATCTTATGTCGTTCCAGATAAATGGGATTACACATCTGGCGATTAATAATGCCGGTCTCATCGGCATAGGGACGACAACCCCACTGGCACTATTAGAGGTTTTCTCGGATAATTCGTCTGCAAGCGGTCTGTTCCGTGTGGCAACAGGGACAACGGAAGCGTTGTATATT